TTGTTGAACCACGCCATTGGCAGGTTGGTACTTGGGCGACATTTTGGCCACTGTTAAAGCGGCCAGTAGGGGATTGGACGATCTTGCGATCATTTCGCGCAGGGATGGATTGGCGACGATCATTTCCGGCAAAAAGTTTCGGATTGTTGATTCGTAATTCGGATCTTGGACATGCACTTGCAATTTGGCAACGGTGGTCGCAATCGGCTCCATGGCCTTGTTGATTGCCGCGGGTTGCTGATGGATAGAACCAATGACTCTGCGGATATCCTTAACGGATAAAAGCTCATCATCGTTCATCCCATTCAACGGATCTTGGGCGGCGGGTTCGGTCGGTTGCTGGGCTTGCGCTGGCTGTTCGGGCTGGCGCGGGCTTGCCATTGACTGAATCGCCTGTACCTGGGCAATCTGTTGTTGGAGTTGGGAAATCGTTTGCTTTGAGCCGGAAAGCTCATCCCGCAAAGCCGTTACGACATGCAGCGGAACAACAACATCCTTTGCGGCTGGCGCAGGTTGCCCACCTCCTGCCGGCTGTCCTGCCGGCGCTGCGATAGTGGTTGTTTGAGCCGGTGCCGATACCCCCGGTGATCCTTGCCCCCCGGCGGCGGGAGCCGATACGCCCGTTGATGCCTGGTCTGTCATAACCTTTGCACCTTTCGTTGACCCGATTCCCAGCAAATCCCCTCGGCCGCAGGGTGTGACGGCAGGTTTTCGACCTATCGTCTGAGCCCGTTCGATTCGCTGGTACTGGCCGGTCTCGCCTCGTTGAAAAAACAAAAGCCGATCCAGGGTTTCATTCCCGAATCGGCCTCAAATCCTACCGCGCAACGCGGTGGTTAAGTACTCGATATCTTGCCTTTAATAAATCTCTTTTAAAAAGTCAAGCTAATTTTCTTTCCTCTTGTTATCCACATTGGCGCTGATCTCGATAAAAACGTGATCGAGTTTCGGCCGTTTATTAAGCACGACCTTGCAATAGGCGCCGTATTGTGTGCAGATCGCTTCAACCTTGTTCATTAATTCATTCACCTGGCACTCGGTCATAGAGTTTTTTACCTCATTGTCCGGTTAAAAATAGGCAGCCCTTTGGCGTCCTGTAAAATCCTGTCCCCAGATTTTTCGTTTCTTTCTGGCTTCAGCCCGGCTATCATCGGGATATCCGACGGCAGGCACCAAACCATTTCCGCGTCCGCATTTTTATTGTCGATCCGAAACAATAATGTCCCAATCAGCTTTACAGTCGGTACTCGGTCCAACAATATGATCCGCTCTTTTATAACTTTGGTGTTTTTGTAGCCCAAATCCGGCGCGGCATGCACCAGAATATAATAGACATTTGGGTGATTGCTCTTGCGGTCGATTACATCGGTCAAATTATTGAGCAAATCCCTGGATATCTGCGACCGGACATCCCCGAATAACAGCGAATTCGCACCGACTTTAAGACATTTCGAAAGTTTTTTAACAATCAGGTTGATGGCCATCGATTACGCCCTCCCCATCGGCGGCATATTGCCCAACTGCGGCGACCCTGCTATCTGGCGCGGCTGCTGAGGCCCTGGCGCCTGCCCTTGATCCATACCGGGCGTTTCACCAGTAATCATTGCCAATACGGACTGCAATAACCCCAGAGTTTTGGCAAAATTATCCAAATCGACCGTGTTTAGCTCGGTGATTGTCTTGGCCCGGTCCAGTGCCGCTGCTGATTTATCCTCGGCGGCCTTTGCCAGTTTTTCATGGGCGCTGGCTATTGTGTATTGGCGCTCGGCGTTCATCAGCGCCTTGGTCAGAGCTTCCATTTGTTGCAGGTCGGTGGCTTGCTTGGCCGCGGCCTGTTCGGCCTTTTGCACAGCCTCTTTGAGCTTATCCTTGCGTTCCATCGGCGCGTAATCGATGATATGCTCCCACGGAATTGGCGCCCCGGCCTTTTTCCAGGCAACGATCTGGGCATAGTGCTGCTGGCGCTGGGTATCGGTCAACACGCCTTCGGTCGGTACGCAATCGTACTTTCCAAAATCCTTGGTGTAGAACTCCTTGGTCGGCGGTTCGCCCAAAATCCTGGCGACCTTGGCCGGGGTATAGTTTTTCTGAATAATCCTGACCTGTTTGCGGCCAAGCAATGATTTCGCTCCGCGATGATGCGCGAATAGGCTTTGCAACGTCGTGAGCCCGTTTGCGCTCCGCAATTTGGCCAGCACGGCGGCGACCTCGATATCCTTATCCTCTGGGCTTCCAAGCATTTCAGAATTGACACCAGCGATACTATCGTGATCGGAGTCCAGCACCTGCATGGCCTGGAATATTCCGGCCGGAATTGCTGGCGCCTGGAGTTGCTCGGCATCCGTCATCTCGGCATTTTGATCCATCCAGACCACGCTAAACCCCGAATTGTAAAGCTCGTCCTCATTAACCACCTTGCCGGACTTGACCTTCCACCCTTGCCTGATCACGCCGTCCAGCATGTCGATCAATTGCGATCGGCGCCGGTTAACCTCTGTACCAGGATCCCGCATACATCTGACCACGCCTTGCAATCTGTATTTAGGATCATCATCCTCCGGCGTCCAGTACCCCGCCTCGAGAACAAACGGATATTCGTCCAGCCCGGTTGAATCGATACCTGAATACATTAGTTCGCCTTCGACAAAAATATGTAGATCGACCCCCTGTCTGCGGCCCTTTAGCATTTTAAGGTTTGGGAATCGCTGCATAAACAGCCGGATGATCTCGTCCACCCGCCGGTCACCCTTACCCGGCATCGGCACCAGTTTTCCCGTGACCGTGTCAGCCAAAATCCGGTACGGCCGGTACGTTTTGGTGTAGAACCGATCATACTTGAGGTTGTACTCATTGTGCTTTCCCTTCAGCGGGTAGAAAAACGGGAACTTGGAATCGGAAAACCCGCCTTTGAGCCGCATTATATCGGAATCACGCTCCGGCAGCAGCCCGGCGCACTGATCCTGGCTGAAAAAATCGCGGGTTATCATGTAGTTGCAATCCCGATCCAGATCCCGATCAGTAAATGTTGGATCTAAAACGAATCTATTGTACGGCAGGCGCCTAAATCTAATATCGCCGTTGAGCAGATCATCGCTTCTGTCCACCCAGGACTCAATCAAATTCATCCCGGCAATACAGGACCCGAACTCAAACGCCCCGGACATTGCCGCATAACCGCCGTAGGACATCATTGCGTTCATAACGATACCGGATAGTTGACTTGCGGTGCGCTCGTCGGCGCCCTCAAACGGCTCAATTCGCAGGGCCAACAGGTTTTTCATTTCGTAGCCGGTAATCACGTTGATAATGCGGTGTGCTTTATTGAAAACCAGCGCCTCGCGGTCCTGGCTTTTAAGATACGCCTCGTCCTTATCCGTGTATTGCTTGCCATTTTTGAATTGGACATCGCGCCTGGCTTCTTCCCAATACGACGACCAATGCGCCTGGCCAGCGTTGTAGGCTTCCTCATAGTCTTTTTTTATATCCCGGTCAGTGGTCAATTTATAACCCTCCCTATTCGGCCGTACCGTGAATACTTGGATTTCAGCTCTAAATGCCTGGCCGTGGACATCGAATTACTAAACGATTTTATTGGCTTGGCAAAACACAGGCATAGCGCATCGAAATAGTTCGGCGACCGCTTAAGCTGCTCTTTCATTAGATCCTTGGGCATAATTTTGACGTACTTGCCATCGATCCTATAGGTCGGGATCCGCAGTTCTTCGAGTAGATCCTCGTTCGGCGGCAGCATCGCCCCGGCATCACCCCGCAACCATTCCCTTAACATCCATGCCAGGCAGTCCCGGAAAATATAAAATTCGCCCAATTCGCTGTTGGCCCCATCATAGTAGGGCTCGTCCTTGAATTTGGTCTCGGCCGTCTTAATTGCCTGAGCAGCGACCCCGTAGCGCATCAGCGTCGGCGCGACCCCTGACCCCACGCCGGTGGCATCGACGTTGACGCACTGGATATTCCTGCCCGCAACGTGCGCCCTGGCCCGGTCCGCTGTGACAATCACGTCGACCCCGTGCCATTGGATAGGCGCTGGGACCCAGCCGCCGTGTTTTTCGACCAGCACTGTCGGATCGTTGCCGAATTCTCCCGGATCGACGCCGGCAACACCTGGAACCCCCTTCGGCGCAACCTCGCCGTACCTGGCCACATACATATCCCAGCGCGATCTTGCCGCATTCACCCATTCCTGGGAAATTAATTGATCCTCGGCCTGCGCTGGATACTCGCCCAGGACCATATGGGAAAACGCCGGCACCATAACCTTGTATTTGCCGGCTTGCAGCGGTGACAGATTGCGCCCCTTTTGGTCTATCGCCACTGCCCCGACCAGAAAATCAGGCAGATCGAAAACCGTGCAACTCTCGGTATTTTCGTCCGGCTGGACAATCCTGCACATCTGGGCGATACGTCTGACGGTGGTGTTACGGTCCACGGCGCCAGGGATTATATTTTGCCCGGTGATCACGTTAGGGTGCGTAAACGCTGACAAGTTGACCACGTTCGCCCGGCCGTCGCGGATCATTCGGTAGGCTTCGCCTTTGGGCTGGCGGGGATTGAACATTATCAGTGTGCGGATCTCGCCGCCAGAGGTACACGATTCGCGGCCGGCATAAACCTCATCCGGGATCGCATCGCCTTCGTCGAATAGAAACATCAGGCTCGGTGCGTGTTTCCCGCTGAAACGCGCCTCTCTTGTTTTCGCGTCGCCGGTGACGGGGATTGTAACGCCGGTTAGGAACTGCTTTGGAGCCCGCTCGACGTGCATCGTGGTCACCCGGCTATCTCCGATTACCTCGGGATGTTTTGCGATAACGGAACGGATCTCGCCCCATAGCAATCGATACAGGTTATCCTCGGGCGGTGCGGCCGCGGTGTATACCTCGACCTCGCGGCGGGTACAAAAAAACCACAGGGCCACGCGGGCGGCGCCATGGGTTTTCCCTGTTGCATTGGCGCTGATTGCAATCGTAACCTCGTAATCAGCCACTGATCTCATCATGATTTTGACGTCGTCGGTGTAGATTTCGCCTGGGACCTGTTCGTTGAATCCGACCGGATCATCATAAAATTGCTCAAACCCTTGCCCGGTCTCAATAAAAGAACGGGCCTTTTCAGGCCCTAAAAAACCGATTATATCGTTTGCAATCCCTATAGGATCGTATTCTTGCTCGGCGGCAATCACTTTTTGACCTTCGGCGCGGTAATGGCCTTGATCTGGGCTTTTACCTGAGCCTGGACGGCAGGCGGCAGGGAATTCAGCAGCGCCTGCACCATGCGGGTGTCAACGACATCAATTTTTTCTGGGGCATATAGCGCCTTGACCTTAAAGGCCATGTCCAGGGATCTGCGCTGGGTCTCTAATGCCTCCACGGGAATAGCGACAACGGTGTCGCCATCATCGACAGGTTCGACATCTTCGCCGCGGCCCTTCCAGGCCTTAACCGAGGATTTGGCTACGACCATGGCGCCCGGTGGCAGGCTGCCGGGCTCGACTTCGCCCTTGATTTTGATCAGGTTCACCTGCCTGGCCTCGAGAAGGGACGCCAGCTTGTTTTTAAGGCAAGCCTCGGATAACCCAACCTCGTCGAGCCATTGGTTTATCCTTATGTTTAGCTTGGTAAAATTCTGACAGCCGATTGATTTCAAGACGTTAAGGTTTTTTTGACTGTACCCGGCGGCGCGGGCTGACTCGGTTTTATTTAGGTATGTCAACGGGTTGGAGTCGTCAGTGTAAAACTTGAACCAAACATTAAGTTTGGACACGCGGGGTTTTGCTGGCTTTTTTGTTTCTTTATTTTTGCTTGTAGCCATATCGCCGCCCGGTATTTTTTTAGGAGAGGCGCCCGGCCCCCCGGTAAAGGCCGAGCGCCCAAGCAAAGGAGGAGAAGAATGGAACGGTTCGGAACGAACTATACAAGGATTTATATTGGGGATGCAAGTATTTTTTTCATTATACCCGGGCTGCCAAGTGGTGCAATAAATGATCAATTATTTTTTTTTTTTTTTGAAAATATTTTTTGGTGGTTGCATTTTTTGTTTGACTTGTTTGACTTGTTTGATATATAATAAGGACAAAACCCTCGCAAAGGAGAAAAAAATGGAACTGATCACTGAAAAAATCGGAAAATGGGTGCTGCGCTGCTCGTTTGAGCAGCGTGAATACGCAAAGAAAGCTGGGTTTCGCTGGGACCCGGCAGGTAAACAGTGGTGGACAGATCAGCCCGAGAAAGCCGCAAGGCTGATCCAATACGCCAACGAAGAAACCAAAGCAAACCATACCGCAATCGAAGAGCAAAAGGCCGCCGCCCGCGAACAAAGCCGCGCTACCGACGCGGCTATCGACATCCCCGCCCCCACTGGATTGACGTACCTACCATACCAAAAAGCTGGCATCGCCTACGCAATTAACAGAGCCAATTGTTTAATCGGCGACGAAATGGGACTTGGCAAAACAATCCAGGCTATCGGCGTAATTAACGCCGACCCCACCATCAGGCGGGTGCTGGTAATCTGCCCGGCCAGCCTTAAAATCAACTGGCTGCGGGAAATGAACCGATGGCTTGTTATCCCCCACAGAATCGCCATCGCCAACGGCACGTTCCCAACCGAGGATATCGTGATAATCAATTACGATATCCTAAAAAAACACGCGGCCAGCCTGCGGGCTATGGCCTGGGACTTGTTGATCATAGACGAGGCCCACTATCTGAAAAACCCAAAAGCCCTGCGGACAATCGAGGTTTTGGGAAAATACAATAAAGACCTGTCAAAAGCCATCACCCCAATCCCCGCGAAACAGAAAATCTTTTTGACCGGGACCCCGATCACCAACAGACCTATCGAATTGTGGCCGATCCTCCACAGCACCGGCAGCTAGTGGAAAAATTGGAAATACTACGCAACACGGTATTGTGCCGCCTATTCAACCCGCTGGGGCTGGGACGTGTCAGGATCGAGCAACCTGGACGAACTGCAAGAAAAACTTCGATCGTCTTTTATGGTCAGACGCCTGAAAAAAGATGTTCTCACAGAACTCCCGGCCAAACGCCGGCAGATTATCGAACTGCCTGCAAACGGCGCAGCACAAATTATCCAAGACGAAAAAACAGCCTGGGCAGCCCGCCAGGCCATCATTGACGAACTCAAGGTGCGGATCGAACTCGCCAAGGCCTCGGACAACCCCGCCGAGTACGATGAGGCTGTCCGCAAACTGTCAGATGGGATGCGGGTTGCCTTCACCGAAATGGCCAACCTGCGGCACAAAACAGCAATAGCCAAAGTACCCCATATTATCGAACACTTGATC